TGATCTTGTAGGCTTAAATTAATATTAACTTGATTTGATGCCATCTGTACTCCTCTTTAGGGTTGGTGGCTAAAACTTTTAATAGCTTGACTAGTGTACATTATAACATGCAACCACACTTTTGTCAAACCAAAAAATTTTTAACGCAAAAAAGCCCGCTAATTTTTAGCTAGCGGGCTCTTGCATCTTTTTCTTATTATTGATTTCATCCGATCTGACATTATCAATCATACGAATTAGCATGATTATAAACTTATGTTCAGACGGTTCAATCTCTGTTGCTTCAAGAACGTCTTTTATACCAATAAGTGACTTACCCAAGTAGTTACCATTCATGGTATCCCACTCATCTCGTAACATTCGGTACCCATTAAATGCCTGTTGGACTTCTAATGGAAAGTCGTCAAACTCTATTGGAATTTCAAGTTCACTGGGTTCTGTGCCTAATGCTTCACACATTTCAAAATACTGTTCTTTGGTCATACCAACACTCATATTTTGAAGATAGTTGACCAACTGCTGATTTACTTGCCGGAGTTGGTCGTCGAAAAGTTTCCCAGGTCAGATACCTGTTCGCTAATAAAAGCATCAAAGTTACTGGAATTCTTCATCAAGTATAATGCGTTTTCCGCAGTGTACTCTAGTTCGTCATCCATATCTTGACCTTTTAAATCAACTGGAGCTAGTTGCTCAAGATAACTTAGTTTAAAGCCTTTCCAGCCTTTAACAGCATTTTCAACATACAGCTGTAAAAATAAATCTTCGTTGAAGTCTTCTGAAGCCTGACGGTTCTTGAAACTTGTTTTGGTAGATTTCTTGCGAATCGACAAAAGCGTTTCACGAGATAAAAATGCCAAATCAACAATAAAACCAGGCATACCAGGATATTCTACCTGTACCGATTTACTAGGAACTAACAGTGTTTTTAAAGAGAGAGTAGTCATTATATAATAATAAGTTTAAAAAGAGAGACTGGAGATCAACCCAGTCTCTATGAAAATGCAACCGCTAATTAAGCTGCTGCGTAGTATTTGACTTCTAATTCGTTCTTAGCTTCAAGATCGTAAGCACCTGCTGTAGCACCCTGTGCAGTCATAGTAATAGAAGTAGAGATAATTTGCTCAGAAGTAATTGCTGGAATTGTTAACTGAACTGTAGGCATTACCAGATCTAAGCGCGTGTCGTTACCGGCTCCGCCCATAGATACTGTTACAGCAAACTTGTTCTCTGTACTAGAGCTACTTGCAAGCAACATATTATTCAATAATGTTGCACCTTGTGGTAAGCTAGTAGTAGGATCTGAACCAGTTTTTAAGTATGCTGTTACATTAGCAGTAATAGCACGAGTACCTGTAAAATAAGTAATTGGCTTATTAACAACACCCAAGTTAGCTGGGGTTAAGTATGTTAAGTTATTAGCAATTGTGATATTACCACCGGTAATAGCAATTGTATAACCTTGAGCACTTAAACCACCAAACGCAGCCGCAGCCAAGGTCATTGTAGACAACTTGTTAGCAATAAATCGAGCACTGGTGTCTTTGATTAGAAAGTCGTTAGTACCTGTCAAACCACCGCCGGTAACACTAAGGCCTGTAGATGGGATTGTTAAAGGAGTTGCTAACTGACGCATTGCAGTACCTTTTCCGGCCCAAGCAATAGTAGCAATAGCATCTAATCCAAAGTCAATAGTAGCGGAATCAATAGCACAGTTATCGATAACATAAGTAACAGCTTCGAACTGAATAATCAGACCAAAAGCTTGCAACTGGTGAGCATTAGAATTTCCAAAACTTACTGTTGAATAAGGTGCAGTACTTGGTGCTGAGCCTCCGGTTTGATTCCAGCCATTACCAGTAACGCTAGACATAGCTGCCCAAAGAACCGATTCTTCTGCATCAATTTTGTCGTCTGCGTCAGGTCCTGCTGTAGTTGTAGCACCTTCGTTATACTTAGGGCGCACATACGTAGAAAAACTCCAGTCCACTGGCTCTAATGAAGTATTGAAGCTACGCTGACCACGAATAGGTGCTACACCGGCTTCATTAGTTGTAACAGTTTCTTGTCCTGTATTTTGTGAAAAAGAGAATCCATCTAAAACTTGAATCTCTCGTGTTGTTACTGTGGTGTGGCCACTTAGGTCCACTTGCCCACTACTATCTAACTTAGTCGTGAAAAACACTCGACTATTACGTAGTAAATTTAATGCCATACTCTTTCCTTTATGATTTTTGGAAATATTTAAGCACTCTGACTAGATATTTATCTGTTGTCGTACTTGTTATAGTTCCGAGTTATACCAATGCGTAGCGCACTTGTAGATTGATTTCACCGACACCATAAGGAGCTAATAGCCCTTCGTCAGTAGTTATTGACTGAATTAATATTTCAGTAGTTGAAAGGTTATTAGTAGTATCATATACTAATACACGATTATTGTTGATTACAGTTTCGAGATCATTAATTAAATCTTCTAACTGCTGTTGCGCTTCGTTTTCGCTGCGAACATACACTTTAACGTTTACGTTTAAGAAACCCCAAGTAAAATCCGCTGGATGATAATCACGAATTTCTGTGCCTGGTGTAAGATATACACAGGGAAAGTCTTGAACCTCATCCCAAAATTTAAGCTTAGGGTAGCTATTATCAAATAAATCGGTACTATAAGGAGGATTACCGTCTATTACTTTAAATTTTTCAGCCAGGGCTGTTACAATACTAATTCTTTTTGTCATAGTGCTACTGCCCTTAACCTATTAGATACTACTTGTTCTGCAATTTCTCTAATTGACTTAGAGATTAATAGTTTAGGGTCTCTGGTTGCAGGTATCGATTGACGCCCTCCCGCACTAAATGTTGCGTACGGATTTTTCATATAAGAGTAAAACGCGGTTATCATACCCTGCCTACTCATAGAAACATTTTCTACCTTAACAGTACTGGCAAACCTACCAGTGCGATAATTTAAGATAGTAGTGCTGCTACCATTTCCCATATTAGCACTAATTACGTCTTGTAGTTGACTATTTATTAAAGTAGTCAAACTAAGTAAATTAATACTTGCTTTAGGTGGTTGTGTAGCAGGCTTTGGTAATACTGGTAATTTTGCTTTACCTTTTATTACTCCGGAACTTACTTGCTTTTTAAGACCATCTTTACTGCTATTAGATTGCTTACTTTTACTTTTGTATTTTTGTACTGGCTCACCTTTTAAAGTATTAACCAAACTATGTGTTAAATACTCTATAATATTAGGTGACTTTTTATGTGTTAAGATATACCTAGCAAGTCTTTTGCTTACTAAGCTATCTGCTTTTGCAAATTCTTTTGCTAGCTTATCTAAAACGGACTTATTTACGCCTCGTTTTTCTCGTTTTTCTAAAACAGATCCTCGTCTGGAGTTTATTAAACTGTTTTCAAGCTTTACTATATTTCCACCAATAGAAACAAAAGTCTTTACAAAGCCTTCACTAAATTCTTTGTCAATATTAATATATACTTCTGTTTGTCTTGTATCATTAACAAAAAATGTAGCTGCATCTAAAGCAGCTCGTGCCGCTACTGGGGACTTGTCGCTGGCTGAAGACATAACGTCAAACATTATAGCCAATAGTTTTGGACTATTAAAGTTTAATTTTGCATTGCCGTCTTTGTCTACGTACCCTGCAGCAGTGTGCCCGTAAGCTAAAACTTGTCCGACAGAGTCTAGATCACTGATTGATTTTCCTGCTTCAGCTTCGGCTATGGAAAGTCCAACATCTAGTGGACCTCGTAGTAACCCACCAAGATTTGCAAAATTAGGAAATATAAATACTTCTACTGAGCTTGTTGAAATATCAGTAAGTTTATATACTTTACTAAATAGTTGCTTTATTCTTGCTACTGTAGTACTGTTTGGTTGCTCTGACTGTACAATATTTGAAAGACTTGTCTGTAAGTCTTTGTAAGATATTTTTGTCGCAGAAGTTGAAGAAAACTTACTAATACCGTATTTAATGGCTTTTAACAGTAAATCTATTTCGCTATCTGAGAATTTATTTACACTATAATCTTTTTGTGTAGGACTATAAGTTTCGCTGATATATGTCTTTAGTGCAGTATCAATATCTTGGTACTGCTTTAACTCTTGTTTAATGCTTGTGTAATCTACTACAAGCATTGTTGGGAAATTATTATCAATAATATCCCGAAAATTCAAAGACTTTCTTTCGTAAAGAGATGTGTCGGCAGTTTTTATATTGTCACCAACTATACTAAGTAACTCTTTACCAAGATTTTCCGCAATGTTTGGGCTTATAAATTCCTGTATTTTTGCCATTATGTAAAGTCCGCCACGTACTGATCTAAAACACGCTTAATAGTAGCGGGTAAATTAGTAGATGCAACATAATTAATTTGCGTAGTGTTAGGATTTAAATCGCGACTACTATGTACGGCGCCATTGTTGCGCGAGTAATACTCAATTAAATCCAGTACGGCTAGTTTTAAGTCTCCAGGAATAGGATCGTATCCACCAAAGTAACTTACACGATATCCGTTAATTGCTTCTTCAAATATAGGTGTCTTAATACTTACAACTGAGTCGCCTTTTTGAACCCAGTCTTCAAACTTTACTAAGTTTGTATATGTTTTGCCATAGTCTTCGCTATAGCCTACTGAACTAATACTTACAACAGGAGTTTCTTTTAGCAAGATCTCGCGAAACCCACCATCAAAAACTTCAACCTTAATGTCGCTGTAATGATCTACAAAGGTACGACGGCAGTATGATTTTACCAAGTCACTGACTTTGGGTATTAAAAAATCAATTTCTGAATCTGAATTTGTGCTGGTAATTCCCATGTAAGTTTTGTATTCAGCTTTTGTTACTAAATCTGTTGCCATAAATACCTCACTTGTTTTATAAAGGCACAAATATACCTTTATAAAACAAGACCCCGAAGGGTCTTGTTAACTTATACTCAGCTAATTAAGAAGCTGTGTACTTGTGAGCTGCTACGCCTGTACCTTGTGCAGTAGTAACTTGAGTCATACCGGTACGGAGGCTAGCCACCATAACACGACGTTGTGTCTCAACTAACTCTTGCGTATCGATACGGAGACCACGCTGGTTACCAACCAAGAAGTTTCCTGGGTTAACAGCGATAGCACCGGCAATACCAGTACCTGCGGCTGCATACTCAGCAGAAACTAACACAGGGCTTCCACCAACTTGACCAATTTGGCCAGTCAACACGGTAGCTTGTGCACCAACTTTGTCCATAGTTTGGAAGATAGGATCTTCTAACAACTGGTAATATGAATCGGTGTTAACGATGAAGATAACTTCAGCGGGATCAAGACCC